TGAGAAATCCCAAAATCCTTTTGCTTACTTTACGCAAATTATACATTACGCATTTCTCCGCAGAATACAAAGAGAAAAAAGACAATTAGAAATTAAAAATAAGATTCTTGAAAGATCTGGTTATGATGAGGTCTTCTATGGTGACGGAGTTGACGGGAGTGATACTTCAGACTATAATCAAATCAAGGATGCTGTACATTCTAAGTTAAGATACTAATGAAAATTACACAAAAGATTATTGATGATCTTACTGTTGCATTAGCTCATACTAAAAAGGATGGTACAGAGAATTGGAAAGATGGTGATGAGATAGATGTATGTCTTGGCGGAACTTTCGCTAATGATAAATTTATTTCATTGATCAATCGCTCCAAAGATAAATGAAAGTTGCTATTATAACAGACCAGCACTTTGGATCTAGGAAGAATTCAAAGCATTTTCATGATTATTTTTTGAAATTTTATAATGATGTATTTTTTCCGACTCTTGAAAAGGAAGGTATTACTACCATTGTTGATATGGGCGATACCTTCGATAGCCGTAAAGGTATCGACTTTTCGGCTTTATCCTGGGCAAAGAATAATTATTACAATCGGTTAAGAGAGATGGGGTGTGAGATCCATACAATTGTGGGTAATCATACAGCATATTATAAAAATACAAATGAGATAAATGCTATAGATCTTTTACTTCGTGAATATGAAAATGTTAAGATATATTCTGAAGCAACGGAAATAAAATTAGATAAACTGAATGTTCTTCTTATACCTTGGATTAATTCTGAGAATGAGGAGAATACTTTGAAGATTATTAAAAAATCAAAGTCTCCTTGTGTTATGGGTCACCTTGAGTGTAAAGGATTTAGGATTCATAGAGGTTACATTATGGAGACTGGTACTGATGTTAAAGTTTTTGATAAATTTGATAGAGTTTATTCTGGACATTATCATACTCGGTCTGATAATGGTAAGGTGTATTATCTTGGAAATCCCTATGAAATGTTCTGGAATGATTTAGGGGATACTAGAGGGTTTCATCTTTTTGATACAGATACTATGGAACATACTCCTATTAATAATCCATATAAGATGTTCTATAATATTTTTTATGAGGATCAAAACTATCAGACCTTTGATACTCGTGAATATGAGGGGAAGATTGTAAAACTTATTGTTAGAAAGAAGAGTCATCCTAAAAAATTTGAAAAATTTGTCGATAAGTTGTATAATAGTAATGTACATGAACTCAAGGTAGTTGAGAATTTTCAACTCCAAGAAAGTGAAGACTTTGAAGCCTTTGAATCAGAGGACACTCTATCCATCTTAAATAGGTATGTAGAAGAATCTGACATTAATCTTGAGAAATCAAGAATACAGGAGGTTATTCAAAGTGTTTACGAAGAGGCATGTGAATTAGTCTAATGTTTATTCTCACCATTCATGGAAAGGAAAATGAAGGTGCATACTCCGTTCAAAATGATGATGGAGATCATGTATTATATCTTTTTCAGCAAGAGGATGATGCAAGTCGTTATGCTATGCTCTTAGAGGATCAAGATTATCCTGAAATGCATGTGATTGAAGTTGAACCTGAGATGATGATAGGAGTTTGTGAGGAACACGGTTATGGCTATACCGTCATTACTCCTAATGATATTGTGATACCTCCAAGCACTAAACATGATTTTATTTGAAAAGATTCGCTGGAAAAACTTTTTAAGTACTGGCAATCAATATTCTGAAATTAATTTCCAAACTGAACATCAAACTACGCTAATCGTGGGGGTCAATGGTTCGGGTAAGAGTACGGTTCTTGATGCTCTTACCTTTAGTTTGTTCGGTAAACCGTTCCGAAAGATTAATAAACCTCAACTGGTTAATTCTACTAATGAGAAAGATTGTAAGGTAGAAGTAGAGTTTTCTGTTGGGACTATTAAGTGGAAGGTAATTAGGGGAATAAAACCAAATATCTTTGAGATTTATAGGAATGATACTTTATTAAATCAATCAGCTAATGCAAATGATCAACAGAAGTGGTTAGAACAAAATGTAGTGAAGATGAACTACAAGTCGTTCACTCAGATTGTGGTGTTGGGTAGTAGCACTTTTGTTCCTTTTATGCAATTAACTGCGACAAATCGTAGAGAAGTTATTGAGGATTTATTGGATATTAAAATCTTCTCTTCAATGAATAATATTATCAGAGATAAGATACGTGTAGAGAAGGAAGAGATTAATACTTTAAATTTGAAAAAGGAATCTCTTAACGATAAAGTAGAGATGCAAGAAAAGTTTATAGAGGAAGTAGAGACTAGGGGGAAGGAAAATATAAAAGAGAAGGTTGATAAGATTAAGAATCTAGGAAATCAAATTGATACCTATGGTGAAAAGAATCATCTTCTAGAGGCTGATATAAATGATCTTACCAAAGAGCAAGAAAAGATAACAGGTGCAAGAGAAAAGTTATCAAAACTAAACACTTTGAAGGGTAAGATTTCTCATAATGTAGCGTCCGTTACGAAGGAACATAAGTTTTTCACACAAAATACAGTTTGTCCCACTTGTACGCAGGACATCGATGAGACCTTTAGAATAAATAAGATTGACGATGCTCAATCTAAAGCAAAGGAGTTGCAATCTGGTTTTAAAAAACTAGAGGAGGCAATTAAACAAGAACAAGAACGAGAGCATCAATTTACGACCTTAAGTAAGGAGATTACTAAATTAACGCATGGCATTTCTAAAAACAATAGTTTGGTCGCGAATTATCAGCGACAGCAACAGGATTTGGAAAGTGAAATTCAAACACTTACCAACCAACTTGAAAACAGAAATACTGAGCATGACAAGTTAGAAACCTTTAAGGAGAATCTCCAGGAGACCTATGACAATCTAGTCTCACGTAAAGACAAAATCAAGTATTATAACTTCACTTACGGCTTATTGAAAGACGGGGGAGTTAAAACTAAAATCATCAAGAAGTATCTACCGCTGATCAATCAGCAAGTAAACCGTTATCTACAGATGATGGACTTCTACATAAATTTTACTCTTGATGAGGAGTTTAATGAAACCGTACAGTCCCCAATACATGAGGACTTTTCTTATGCGTCATTTAGTGAAGGTGAAAAACAAAGAATCGATTTAGCACTTCTCTTTACATGGAGGGAAGTTGCTAAGTTTAAGAATTCAGTCTCGACCAACTTAATGATATTGGACGAAGTGTTTGATAGTTCACTAGATGGACAAGGGACGGAAGAATTCTTGAAGATCATTCGATTTGTAATCAAAGATGCTAACATCTTTGTTATATCCCATAAAAGTGGGATGGATGATAGGTTTGAGAGTGTATTGCGATTTGAAAAAATTAAAGGATTCAGTAGGATGGTATCATGAGAGAAAATTGCACTATAGGAATTGTTGGTAATGGCTTTGTTGGTAATGCCGTTTACCAGAACCTAAGAGATAAAGTAAAATGTAAGGTATTCGATGTAGATAAAAATCGATGCCTTAGTCCATTAGAAGAAGTTATACAACAAGATTTTATTTTTGTTTGTCTTCCTACTCCTATGAGAATGGATGGAAGTTGTGACTTGTCTATTCTAGATAAATTCTTTGAAGATCTACCAGATCATTTAACAGGAACCTTTGTTATTAAATCTACTGTTCCTGTAGGTACTACAAAGAAATATACTGAAAGGCATAATGTAATTCATAATCCAGAGTTTCTTACTGCAAGGAATGCTGTAGAGGATTATGGTAAGGCAGAAAGAAATATTGTTGGTGGAGATAAGGAACTTTGTGTTGACTTTATATGTTTCTTTGATGCATGTTTTCCCAAGATTCCAAGTTCAATTGTTTCCTCAGATGAGAGTGAAGCAATTAAATATTTCTCCAATGTATTCCTTGCATATAAGGTAGCATATTTTAATAAGATATTTGATTTCTGTAAGGCAACAGGAATGAATTATACTAAAGTACGTCAAGGAGTCACTGCAGATCATCGAATAGGTAAATCACATACTCAGGTTCCAGGTATAGATAATGATAGGGGATTTGGTGGAACATGTTTCCCTAAAGACATTAATTCTCTAATTGTGCAGATGGAATCTAATGATGTTAATGCTGACATGCTTAAAGAAGTATGGAAGTATAATGAACAAATCAGAAAAGTTATTGATTGGCCAGTGACATGAAAGAAAAAGTATTAGTAACAGGACATAGAGGTTTTATTGGTCGGTATGTTTTTGCTGACTGGAGAAAGACTCATGGGTATCTTGTAAAAGGTATTGATCATCCTGATGACATTGTGGATTTTGAACCTGATGAATATCAACTAGTCATTCATCTTGCAGCATGGGCTGACATACGTGAGAGTCTGGAGAAACCAGAAGCATATTATAACAATAATGTAGCAAAGGCAAAACCAATTTTTGATTGGTGTGCTCAGACTAATACTAGATTGCTTTATGCATCATCTAGTGCAGTAAATGATAATTACTGGGAGAATCCTTATGCATTGAGTAAATGGATCAACGAGCAGATGGCACCCCCTAACTCTGTTGGAATGCGTTTCACGACGGTCTACGGTCCTGAGAGCAGGGATAATATGATGTATGGTATGTTAAAGGATGGGACTGCACCTTATGTAACCAATCACAGAAGAGATTGGATTCATGTTAAAGATGTATGTCGTGCTATTAGATATCTTGCTGCCAAGAAAGATGTAACTGGACCTGTACCTATTGGGTATGGGGAATCGATACCAGTAAAGAGATTAGCAGAAGCATTTGGTCAACCCAATCTTCCTCTTAAAACTGATACTCCAGGTGAAGCAGAGGACAATGTGGCAGATATTTCTATCATGGTTAGTACTGGTTGGTTTCCTAGAATAAATGTTCTTGATACTGTAAATGGCAACGTTTAAGCATATACCCACTGGAAAGAGATTTCTTTTTGTTCATATTCCAAGAACTGCTGGTAGGTTCTTCGAACAGAATTTATTGAAAGGTAATGATTTTGTATGGGATGATGATGTAGAAATTGATAGACAGTATAAGAGTATTGATGGTGTGGAGTTGGCTCATTTTCATAGGGAGTATTATGAAAAATACTTGGATGTAAAGGATATCCCTCATATAACCATTATAAGGAACCCTATTGATAGGTTTATTTCATGTACTATATTCCTATCAGAATTATATGGAGATCTGGATGATTTATTAGATGATCCTATGATGTTTCATTCCATGTTACAGAATGCTCCTCTATCACAGTCAGTTAATTGGTTCAGACCCCAGATAGATTTTCTTTCAGATAAAACCCACATCTGGAGATTTGAGGATGGGTTTGATGATGACTTTGGTAAGTGGGTTAGTGATATAATTGGAGTGGACGTTAAGATAAGATCCGATATGCCAGTTGGAAAACTGCCAACCGATGAGACTAGAAAGGTTAAGAGGAGTGCTAAACTGGTAAATAATATCATAGGTCTCTATCGGAACACGGACATTGAGCAACTCTATCCCGAATTGGCAGCACCATTCGAAGAAGGAACGGAAGCGGTCCTTAAGACCCCAAGCTTTACGTCAAGCACGGGCAAGGCGTAGACAGTTGATAAAGCGTCTACAAACCTCCCACAAAGGGAGGTTTTCTAGTATTATACGTATATCAAAAGAAAACACCGATGGCAGTTCAGTACGAAATCAAGTCACAACTGGCAAAGTTGCTTGCTACTGAAGACCTGGTAGTAGAGCATAAGCATGTAACTTCAGCACAGTTTAATGTTCATACTCGTGTACTGACCCTTCCTTTGTGGGAGTTAGCTAGTAATGATGTATACGATGTTTTGGTTGCTCATGAGGTAGGACATGCACTTTATACACCTGATGAGGATTGGACAGATAAGGTAAAGGTTCCCCAACAGTTTGTAAATGTCTGTGAGGATGCACGGATTGAGAAGTTGATGAAGCGTAGATATATGGGTCTTGCCAAGACTTTTTATAACGGATATAATGAATTGAATGAGCAAGATTTCTTTGAGATAAATGATGAGGATATTACTACTTTTAATCTTGCTGATAGGGCTAATCTATATTTCAAGATTGGTTCGTTCCTTCCTTTGGATTTTTCGGTTACTGAAAAACAGATTATCGATTTAATTGGTTCTTCTGAAACTTTTGATGATACCTTAAAAGCAGCAGAGAGTTTATATGAGTATTGTGTAGCACAACAAGAGGAGCAAAAGAAAAAGGTTGCTGATATAGATGTTCACCAGAAAGAAACTCAACAAGAGATGGATTTTGGTGATGTGGAAGAAGAAGTTGAAGAAAAGGAAGAGTCTCAAGGTGAATCTCCACAGTCTCCTCAAATGGAATCGGGTTCTGAGAGTGATCCTGCTATTAATTCTTCTGATGAAATAGAAGTTCAAACAGCAGAGTCTTTAGAAGATAAAATTAAGGATTTGGTTAATAGTCAAGGAGTAGAAAATGATTATATTCAATTACCTAAAGTTAACCTAGATACTGTCATAGCATCTAATGTTGATGTTCATAAAGAGATTGATTATGTTTTTATAAGTCAGCAAGAAAAGAATTCTATTCGTCGAAGAGAGGAATACTGTTTCTTACCTGAAAATCTCTATGAAGATGTTGATTATGAGTTTTATCAATTCAAGAACAATGCAAAAAAAGAAGTCAATTATCTTGTCAAAGAGTTTGAATGTCGTAAGGCAGCTACGAGTTATGCTCGTGCTGCTACTAATCGCACTGGGGTTCTCGATACAACGAAGCTTTATACTTACCGATTTAACGAGGATCTCTTTAAGAAGATAACAACTCTACCTGATGGTAAGAATCATGGTCTAGTATTTGTATTAGACTGGTCTGGTTCTATGCAGTATGTTTTGGAAGATACTTTAAAGCAACTTTATAATTTAATTTGGTTCTGTCGTAAGGTTAATATACCATTTGATGTATATGCTTTTACTAATGAGTGGTATCGTAAGGATCATACCACGGAGTCAGTAGAACATTATGAAGTTAAAGAAGGAATGATGAAAGTTGAGAATGATTTTGCTTTAATGAATCTCTTAACAAGTAAAGTAAATGGTAAGACATTAGAACATCAAATGAAAAATATGTGGAGACTTGCTCATTGTTTTGGTAATAAGTATGGTGTTTATTATACTTACCCTGAAAAATTAGTTCTTTCAGGAACTCCTTTAAATGAAGCAATAGTTTCTCTTCATCAGATTCTTCCAAAGTTTCAAAGAGAGAATAAAGTAGAAAAGGTACAGTGTGTTGTATTGACAGATGGTGAGGCTAATTATCTTCCTTATCATAAGATAGTAACCCGTCGATGGAGAGATGGTGAAGATGAGACGTTCTTAGGAGTTCGTAATATACATCCTAATAGGGCTTTTCTGAGAGATCGGCAAGTAGGAAAAACTTATAAATTTGGTTATGGTTATCATGAATTTACTGGAACTCTGTTAGAGAATCTTAAAGATAAGTTTCCTTCAGTGAACTTTATTGGTATTCGTGT